GTTCTTGGAAAAAGTGTAAAAGGCGGAAAAAAGACAAAGAATGCGAAGCGTTCAAAAAAAAGAAAAACCAAAAAGAATTGTGGTTGGTTTTGGTAAATAATAATAATATTTTAAAAAAAATAATATTATTACACCTTTTATCATTTACACCTTTTTACATTTCAAATGCCGACCGCAAGGGTCGGCATCTTTGAATGTAATTTGGTAACTGTTACTTTGTAACCGATAAATCACTTTTTATATACAATAATTCCGCCGAAGGCGGAATTATGATATATAAATCGGCGATTGAAAGGTTAAAAGGTGTAAAACGCCCATTTTATATGAGAATTCATAAATAACAAAAATAAATAAACAAAAATAAATAAACAAAAATAAATAAACAAAAATAAATAAACAAAAATAAATAAACAAAAAATGAAAAAAATGAAAAAAAACAAAATATACTATTTATACGGAAGCAGGTCTTTTCGATGATGATAACGATCCTCTTTTTTTACGCGTTTTTCTCTTTTTACGTAATTTTTTCTGTGTTTCTTTTACTAATCCGTTTATAAAATCTTCTGGTTCTCCTACATATATATTTTCTTCATTTTCATCTTTTTCGAAATTCTTATAATCCGATCGTTTCTCAAATTGTATAGATACTTTTAGAGAACCATCGTTTATCCAATTTCCATCGGTATCGCTAAATTCCAATGATTTTGAGAAATCGGCTATCGCCTCATCTGGGTAATTATAACGACCGATGACTGCTTCACGCGTTCCATTGAATTCGTATCCATTGGATACTAAACATTCTAATAATTTTTTAATTTCAAGAATCCCTGTATCTGCTTCTCTAAAATATTGATGTTTATCCATTATCGTTTATATATAAATTCGATATATATTATTAGATACATAAATTTGATTTCCATCAAATTCCATTTCATATTTTAGCAGAGGAATGGATCAAACGTAATACAAACGTTTCTTATATCTATAGTTTGGATAAATTTGAATATATTTTAGAAGAACCACATTATACGTCTTGGTTTAATTTTCACTTAGAAAAATCAATATTATGATGGTTATAAAAAGAGGATAATAAGTTTGCACATAAATTATATATGTTTAAATTGGGCATTTTAAATGAGAAAAGGTTTAAAATACTACAAAAAAATTGAACCAAAAATATATAAGACTTTGATTATATATTTTAACAACAATGGAAAAAAAAGTCATCAAAGTCGGCAAACATTTTCGTCTAGTAGACATTCAAGTATTCGATCGTGAAACCAAATCTACCACCGAAAAAAGCGATTCTACGGAATCTACAAAAAAATCGAAAACCAAAAACTTCGCTATCCAAATGTTCGCTATAAACGAAAAAGGCGAAACCGCAAGCATATTAGTAAACAATTATCAGCCGTTTTTCTATATACGTCTGCCAGATAATTGGGACAATAGTTCATATAGTTCATTGATTTACCAACATTTCATTGAACATAGAGAGTTACAAAATATTAAATCAGCAATAGTTTCTGTAAGCATAGTCCAAAAACATAAATTATATGGATTCAGTGCAGGAAAACTCCATAATTTCGCGCTAGTCACATTCAAAACAGTAGAAGCAATGAATCGAGTGAAACGACTCTGGTATACATTCGACGAAAATCAACAACGAAGAATGAAATCGTACATAATAAGCGGCAAAAAATTGGAATTATATGAAAGCAATTTACCTCCTATTTTGCGATATTTTCATATAAATAATATTAGTCCATCTGGATGGGTTTTTTTGCAAACAAATTTATGCTCTGTGCTAACAGATAAAACTACTACGTGTAAGTATGAGTATGAATGTACTATGAAAGCCGTCAAATCTGCGCCAGAAAAAGAGACCGCAGTTCCATATAAAATTTGCAGTTTTGATATAGAAGCCAGTTCATCTCACGGCGATTTTCCTATTCCTGTAAAGAGTTACAAAAAATTGGCTGCAAATATAGTGGACATATTTATAAAACAGGAACTCGTCGATTTAATTACGAAAGAGAAAGCAGAAATGCTTTTACGCAAAATAATTATGACCGGATTCGATTATGACAATTTCAACGACGTAGACAAAGTATTTCCAGTTTCAAAACCTCTGAAAAAACAACTACAACAAATGATCGATATATTCGTAAAAAAAACAGTGGATATAGGAGAAATTTCGTGCAAAGAAGACACAATTGAATCTGCATTTGAGCGAATGAAATCCGCGTTTTCTGGAGATAGAGACATTGCAGACATTGACGAAGGATTCGACGATATTGAAGATGATACTGAAAACGCAGAAGTCGAAGTTTACGAGGATTATGAAGACGAAATTTGCGATGAACAAGATGTCAAATGCGAAATAAACAAAAGAAAAACACAACAACAACAAGTGCAGAAAAAACAAACAGTCATAGATTTACTGTTAGCAAATGACATAAATCGCGATGATAAAATTCAGAAATTGACAGCTTCAATGGGTAAATCATTTCCGAAATTAGAAGGCGATAAAGTCACATTCATCGGTTCAACATTCTTGCGTTATGGTGAGAAAATTCCCTACAGGAATCATTGTGTAGTACTAGGATCATGTGACGAAATCGCCGGATGTGACATAGACACAGTGGACGATGAAGCCGACGTATTAACTAAATGGACCGAGATTATACAACAAGAAGATCCTGACATTATTATTGGATATAATATATTCGGGTTTGATTATGAGTTCATGTTCAGACGCGCTCAAGAAACAGGTTGTTGCGACGAATTCCTCAAATTGTCGCGTAATAAAGACGAAATATGCGCGAAAATTGTGCGGGAATCCGGCGAAATGGAAATAGAAAACACAAAGGTTGTGTTAGCAAGTGGCGAATATGATTTGAGATATTTCAAGATGTCGGGAAGAATCCAGATAGATATGTATTCCTATTTCCGGCGTGATTTCAATTTATCATCTTATAAATTGGATGACGTTGCTGGGCAATTCATCAGTGACGATATCAAATATGTCGTGTTAGATGAAGAGAATGGGAAAACGCGACTTTACAGTCAAAATTTGGCAGGATTGTGTGTAGACGATTTTATTCATATCGAAATCACTGGATTTTCCAGCGATTATTACAAAGATGGTCGCAAGTTCCGTGTATTGGCGATTGAAACCGGTGTTGAATTAGAAGGTGACAAGAAAAAATACAATGTGATTACAATCGATGGCTTACAGAATATAAATGAAGAATCGGAAAATAAAAAAATAAAATGGGGTATGGCAAAAGACGATGTATCACCGCAAGACATTTTCCGTTTGTCTGGTGGATCTTCCGCCGATCGCGCCGTTGTTGCGAAATACTGTATTCAGGATTGCAACTTGGTCCATCATTTGATGAATAAAATAGATGTTGTCACAGGATACATAGAAATGTCGCGCATTTGTTCTGTGCCAATTTCGTTCTTAGTATTTCGCGGACAAGGAATAAAATTAACGTCTTTCGTCGCCAAAAAATGCAGGGAAAAAAATACGCTCATGCCAGATTTGGAGAAAGCTTCAGGAGACGGCGGATACGAAGGTGCGATTGTATTGCCGCCAAAATGCGCAATGTATATGGACAATCCGGTGGCATGTGTGGATTATTCATCGCTTTATCCGAGTTCCATGATTTCACAGAATTATTCGCATGATAGCAAGGTGTGGACAAAAGAATATAATTTGAGAGGAGAGCTTATAAAGACGACTGGTGAACGCGACATGTCGGGAAATTTCATATATGACAAGCTGCCAGGTTACGATTATATTATCATTGAATTTGACACATATGAATACAGGCGACCTGCAAACAAACCGAAAGCTGCAGCGACTAAAACGAAAGTGGGTAAAATGGTGTGTTGTTGGGCACAATTGCCTAACAATCAGAAATCTATTATGCCTTCTATATTGGAAGAGCTTTTGAAAGCGAGGTCGGCTACGAGGAAAGAATCACAGAAAATGGAAAAGACGGATCCATTCATGGCAAATATATTGGACAAGAGGCAACTTGGTTATAAAGTGACTGCAAATTCGCTTTATGGGCAATGTGGTGCGAGAACATCGACATTTTATGAGAAGGATGTTGCGGCATGTACTACTGCTACAGGGCGAATGATGATTATTTATGCTAAGAGAATAATTGAAGAAGTATATGGCGATCGCGTATATGAAACGGCTTGTCAAGGACCAGTCAGGTGTAAAGCCGAGTATGTATATGGGGATTCTGTCGCGTCATTTACACCGATCCGTTTTGCAATTGGCGGAGAAACTCTAGTTAAAACATGTTTGATTTGCGAAGTTGCCGAAAAATATGGCGGAAATAACTGGACAAAATGCGAAGAACCAGGAAAACAGACAAAAGAATATTGTGAAATAAAAGATATGGAAATATGGACAGAAAAAGGATGGACAAAAGTGTATCGTATTATAAGGCATCTGTTAGCACCTCATAAAAAAATGATAAATATAAAGACAATAGAAGGAAGTGAAGTAGTTGTAACTGACGATCATTCTCTTTTGAACCCTCTGGGAAAAGAAATAACACCAAAAGAATGCAACATTGGAACCGAATTACTTGCATGTAAAATTGGAGAAGTGCCAACAAAAGAAATAATAAGTTATATGAGCGAAATTAAGTATCAGGGATACGTATATGATTTAACTACTGAAAATCATCATTTTGCAGCTGGAATAGGAAATATTATTGTACATAACACTGACAGTGTATTCTTCACGTTCAATCTAGAAAATCCCGACAGTGGCGAAAAAATTCGCGGAAAACCGGCATTAGAAGCCACGATCGAAATAGCGCAAGATGCCGCTAATTTATGCACTCAATTCTTGAAACCGCCAATGGGACTAGCATACGAAAAAACGCTGATGCCATTTGTACTACTATCTAAAAAGCGATATGTCGGCATGTTGTATGAAGAGGATCCTAACAAGTGCAAATTGAAATATATGGGTCTTGTACTAAAAAGGCGCGATAATTGCGATTTGGTGAAAGACGTATATGGCGGTGTTCTCAATATATTGATGAAAGAGAACAATATTCAGGCAGCGATTGATTATTTGTATAAATGTTTGGAAGATCTTACAGGAGGAAATGTGCCTATGGACAAACTCACAATTACCAAAGCATTGCGCGGATATTACAAAAATCCGCAGCAAATTGCACATTGCGTGTTAGCAGATCGCATAAGTAAGCGGGATCCGGGAAATAAGCCGAAACCGGGTGACAGAATGAAATATGTGTATATAAACACGGATAATAAAAAGGCGCTTCAAGGCGAGAAGATAGAAACGCCAGAATACATAGTCGCGAATAAATTGCAAATCAATTATACACATTATATTACGAATCAATTGATGAAACCATTGCAACAATTATTCGGTTTAGCAGTAGAACAAATATGGGAACAACAGAATAAAAGACGCGCAATACGCGAATTTAAGAAGTCAATAGAAAAATTGGAGAAAGAATGTGCAGGAGACTTAGAATTATTTATGAAAAAGAAAGAGAAAGTCACATCGGCGGAAATAAAGACATTGTTGTTTGAAAAATTTCTTACAAAAATTTATCAAACACAGAATGGATTAAGGACATTGACTGAATTTTGGGTAAAAAAATAATTTATAAAAAGACACTAATATCTAAGCATAATAATTAGGACGCAATTTATATCATTTTTTATTTTACTAAGTAAAAACATATTGTAGTAATATCGTCGGTGTAACAATTATCCATTAAAATTACCAGATAAATCAAACAATGGAATATCAAATGTATACAATAATTCCGATGCAACCGGATTATTCCGTATTTCTTCTTGTATAAAGGTTCTCATAATATTCGAAATATTTCTCCAAGAATTACTAATTCTTGTAGAAGACTGTTCTGTTGGTTCATTATTAAATAAATTATTCAATTCGCTTTCAATAATATTCATCTGCTCACTTTCAGTAGGTGATTGCGCATGTGTCGTATTTGTGCTAACAGATGGTTGTGATAATTCAATTGGTTCCGTAGAATTTGTTCTATTAGTTTCTGTAGTATTTAATGATACATCTGTAGATCCATTTATTCCATTAATATTCAAAGAAATCGGTGTTTCACGAATATCATATCTGCAACATGGACACCTAGTATTCATAGTAAACCAATTGCGAAGAGAATCATGGGAAAAAATATGCCTACAATAACGAATACGTGATACAATATTTCCAGGACTTATTTGTTCCATTGTAATTGGGCAAACGGGATTATCCATATGCGTCAATGTAGGATACATATTTAAATAATTGCCAGATGGATCATAACATAAATCCTCTACTGCATTTTGTATTTGGAAATTAGTAGGTCTCACAATAACATCTTGAAATCTATCGCGAATTGTTTCTTGAAATCTATCGCGAATTGTTTGGAAATTTGTTCCAAAAAAATCAGCGACTGTATTTGCATTTCTAAACCTATTATTATTAGTATTATTATTATTATTAGTATTATTATTATTATTATTATTATTATTGACAAAATGTCTATTATAATATGTTTGATGTTGCCTTTGATTATTTTCATATCTAGATTCGTTACGATTATTTTGCTCTTGATTAACAGGTTCAATAAGATCAAGCATACGTCTAATATTCGAATTGTAATAATACATCACTTCAGTATAATCATGAGTCATTTCTCTTAGCATATTCAATTGATCATTAGTGTTGTATCTTGATGTTGAACGACGATTGTTATTCATTTAACTAAATATAAAGATAATTTTATTATATTTATATCTTTTTAACAATCAAATGTCGCAAACAGGTCTGGCAAATTTAGGAAATACATGTTTTTTAAATTCGTGTTTACAGGTTCTCAATCATACATTTGAATTAAATAATTTAAAAATTTTAAATACAGAATTACCAGATTCCATTTTTTTCAAAGAATGGTCTGATTTGAAAACAATGATGTGCGAATTAAAGGAAGGTATAATAGCGCCTAATAGATTTATTCATATTGTGCAAACAGTTTCACAGAAGAAAAATCGCATATTATTTACTGGATGGGGGCAAAATGACGTATGCGAATTTTTATTATTATGGATGGAATGCGCTCATAATAGCATGTCTCGAAAACTTCAAATAAATATAAATGGAAAAGAAGAGAATAACAAAGATAAAATGGCAATTCAATGTTACAAATATTTGAAAGATATTTATTCGAAAGAATATTCGGAAATGTACGATTTATTTTACGGAATTTATATGACAACAATTTACGATAAAGAGAACCAACAAATATTGTCTATGACACCGGAGCATTTTTTTATATTGGACTTACAGTTATTCGATATTAATAATTCATTTAATAATATATATCAGTCATTTGATCATTATGTAAATTCGGAGAATATGTCGGGAGAAAATGCGTGGTTTAATGAAAAAACTGGTGAAAAAGAGGAAATAAATAAAGTAACGACTTTTTGGAATTTGCCAAAAGTATTAGTAATTTGTTTGAAAAGATTTGCTACTGATGGAAAAAGAAAATTGCAATATTTAGTTAATTTTCCGCTAACAGATTTGAATTTGTCTAAATATGTGAATGGTTATAATGCTGAACAATATGTATATGATTTATACGGAGTTTGCAATCATTTTGGAGGGGTTCAAGGCGGGCATTATACTGCATTTGTGAAAAATTCGCAAAATAAATGGCTGCATTTCAATGATACAAATGTAGAAAATGCGAATGAATCGCAAATAGTATCTAATTCGGCTTATTGTCTTTTTTACAGGAAAAAGGATTCTAATTAAGATATATAATGAGTAATCAAAATAGCCAGTTTTTATTGAATGAAAATAAATATATCAAAGATGGGTTTTTTTCTAAGAGTGATAATGATAATCATACATATGTATTGAATTTTAATATTACGAAATTACAAAATAATTTTGGACTTTGGTTTTTAATATGTTTTTTTGGCCTATCAGTATTAGTATATTTTTTGTCGTCAATGATGTACAAAGCTTCTATGGGTGAGAATTATCATGTACGTATGGCGCAAATGTTGGATATTCTTGCATTATTTTTAATAATTTTATATTTATTTATTGATTTTTTCAGAAATTATGATAAAGATTTCCAAAAATATATTGTTGGTCATTTAGGCGATTTTGCAAATTTTATGAATGATCCATATGCATTTATAATTTTAGTTATTTTCATGGCGTGTTTTTATTTAATTATTTATGCTGTAGGTCTGCCGATGGATGATAATAAATCTATATTTGTATGGATGGTAGAAAATATTATTTTTATTATGTTGGTTCTCTTAATTATTATTTGGTTTTTCAAATATTTATTAAATATTAATTTAGTAGATATTATTATTGATAAATTAAACTTACCAAAATCAAGTAGTCAAGATGAATCAAGTACTAACAATGATAAAACAACTGATATAAAAATAGTGCCAACAAACTCAATAACATTATCTCCGACTGTTACAGTAAAAACTAAAACACCAACACCGAATAGTAAAACACCAACACCGAATAGTAAAACACCAACACCGAATAGTAAAACACCAACACCGAATGGTACAATAATAACTCCAATTGGAACAACCCCGATAACCACATCTACAATTGGAACCACCACGATAATAACAACACCAAATACAACAATGTCAGCATCAGCAGCAACATCAGCAGCAGCAACATCAGCAGCAACATCAGCAGCAGCATCAGCAGCAACATCAGCAGCAACATCAGCAGCAACATCAGCAGCAACAAATACAACAACCCCAATAACTACCACAGTTCAAACAACACGTTAATTTTCATACAAATCTATAATTTGCTTCAATACTTCGCTTCTCTGTATATCACTAGAATCCATTTCCACATATTTAATCATCGATGAATTATCTGTTTGCATCCAAACAGATTTTTTAATTTTGTTAATCAAATCAACCAAACCATTTGCACCACTACGATCACTTTGTTTCAAATCACCTGTAATAGCTATTTTAGATTGTTCACCAATACGTGTTAGCAACATTAACATTTGATTCGGCGAACTATTCTGCATTTCATCCGCAATTATAAAAGTATTTTTGAATGTTCTTCCGCGCATATAAGCCAAAGGCACAATTTCCACCATATTATTATCTAATAAAGTCAACATTTGCTGTTTGGAAAAAACTTCATGAAAAACATCAAAAATTGGTCGAGTCCATGGATCCATTTTCTGACTCATAGAACCAGGTAAAAATCCAATTTGTTCATCATCCACAGATATTACTGGTCTAGTTATAACAATTTTTTGCACACGTTTATTAATTAATTGTTGAATAGCCTCATTACATGCAAGAAGTGTTTTACCACATCCAGCGGGTCCTATACCAACTACTACCGATATTTCGTCATTTGCTAACAGATCACTATATTCTATTTGATTAATTGTTTTTGGAATTATTTTACCATTTGTTGATTTCATCGGTATTTTTTTAGCCATTGTATTGACTGTTAGGAAGATAGCGAATAAACTGAATTTCATATTTATATAGAATATAATATGAATATGTTTATATTGGATTATCAATATATTCTTGTTTTTTTTCGATACTATATTCAATAATATATTTCGAATCACAATATTTCATTTTAGATTTTATTTCGATTTCATGCGATTTACATATTTGTCTAAAAATAGTTGCAATAGAATTATACGTAAGTTCTCTTTCTAAATAAAATTGTTTTGACGATTGATAATTCTGTGAAATATCTTTCAAAAACTGCAAATGATAATTATAAAATATCATTTTTTTGTAAGCATTTAAATCAAAAATATATAACCCATTTTTTGGTTCATCGCAAATTTTATCCAAAAAATCGTAAAAAAAAATTATGTCAATAATTTTTTTGAATATCTGTTTTGACATATTATTAACTAAACTAAACTAATATTATTAATCGATAAATAAAACACTATTATTTTTACACAAGCGCGCAAACAGACATCCTAATTATATAAATCATCGTCATCATCATCATCATCATCATATCCCTCTTTATTTGAAGAAGTAGCAGCTTCTTCAACAATCTGTGCAGAAAGGCGTATAGGTATATCATTCGACAATCGTGGCATAAATTCAGATACATCAACCAATCGCCATTCAGTCAATACAGCCTTTCTAAATTCCATAACTGCGCAGCAGCAATCATCATATCCGCCTCTAGTTGGGAACTTAACTTTAGGCATTTTAAGTAAATCGATATATTCGCTGCGATCTTTATCGACCAGTTCCTGCGAAACAGACCACTCCCTCTTCCATTGATTATAAGCAATATCCACAATTTCCTTTGCAGTCGATTTTTGAATAAATTTCAACCAAATCGCTGATCCAACGCCATTAACTGGCATCATATCAGTTATTCCGTCACTGCACAAAACAATTTTGAAATTGTCTGTAGGCAAAATGCGGAAGACTGTGACAGTAGGATTCAATCCGCAAACTCCTAAATGCCCAAGTGATTGGGACGGCGACAATTCCATAAAATTTCCGTCTGGAAGAACAAAGTTTATGTAAGATCCCTTTTTGCTTAGAAGTTTGTTTCGCGAATACACTTCAATTGCCCTGCTAGTTTTAACTATAGGCATTTTTGTATTTACACGGCCCTCGCTCATCAATCGCACCATTTCCTCGCCATTCTCGAAATTATGTTCTTTAGTAACAAATATCGGTTCGCCATTGACATAAAGAATTCCGCTGGAATCGCCGATGTTTGTAAACTTGATTTCTGTATAAGTTTCGTAGAATGTCACTTTTGCTAACACCATAGTTGCTCCACTGCGGTAGCTTTCTCTACTAATATGTTTAGAGTTCATAAATTCGTCAATTTGTCGTTGTAATTCGATTTCTGGATTATCTTTAGCCATAATTTCAAATAGATTGGCTCTGCGAATTATCGAAATTGCATCGCTCGATCCATGACCATCGAATGCAGCTGACCAATATACTTGTTTACCTTCGCTGTTCACGTATGATCCCTGTGAGCAGTAGTCTTGTTTAGATCCGAGCTGTAGACTTTCAAATCCTTGAACAAGGACATTTTCTCCGATAATATTCTGAATTTGGGCGGTTTGGTTAAGTTCAATTGAGTTCATTTTGTGCGTTTCGTTGTTGTTGGTTCAAATTGTACAATTAATTTATAAATAAAAAAGTTCATCAATTTTTTTATTTTACTATAATATATAATGTCTCTTCCTCAATTTCCCGAACTTTGGTTAATAATCCAATGGATTCAAGAAAATGCATACGATTATGCTTCAGATGATGAAAATACAAAATATCAACAAAATCAAATAAAAACAGATGCAGATATTCGTGGACCTCAGCCTCCTATTAGAAATTAAGCAATAAATAATATACAGCAAATGATAATCCAAATCCAATAAGAGAACCTACACATAATTGTTTAATTGTATGTCTTCTAAATTTCCATCTTTGAAATAAAGTTAATATAGAAATTAATATAGATATAGCCAAAATCCAATTATTAGACGATACAAAAAACAAAAATCCAATATTATATAAGCACATTTGTGCATGACCTGAAGGCATACCATATATATGCGCACCTTCAAACGAATTATCTATATATGGAATTGGTTTATTTGGTCTAGGTTCTCTTATCCAATTTTTCAATTCATGATTTAATAATATATTTATCCAAAATCCTCCACAGAAAAAAATTAGATAAACATATTTTGAAATAAATAATAAATACACAGAAGTAATAGCAAAAGTAATAATAGGACCTGTATATCCTATATAATCCAACGATTTTTCAATATATTTTGTAATATTCATGATATATATTACAAAATATTAAACTTGACTATCACCCCCATTAACTTGTTTTTTATTATCATGTATTGTTCCTATTACAACGGCATTATTTTTTATATCTGAAACCACTTGACTAATTACGTTATTATTTCGCAATTCTTCCATAATTTCGCGTATTGTTTCCATATCCATAGAATCTTGTAAATTCGTCGTAATTTCATTATCTGTAGGTTCTCTATGATTCAAATTGATAAATGTCCTTTTAAAATTGCTAACAGTATTCTTATTCCTTTCTTCCAATTCATTCTTCCTTGACTCAATTGTCTGTTGGATTTGTTTGAGTTCCGCCGCTCTTTTTTCGCGATTCTCTTCATTATACCAAGGATTACGGAAACTGTCTGTAGATACGAGAACATCGCAAATTTCGGGTTTTGAAATTTTGGCAAAATCGTCGTTATTTTTGAACTTATTTTGAAATTCGCTAATAATTTTATCGGGAATCATTGGACTCGTTTCCATGAGTCGATCAAATTCTTCTTTTGACATTTTGAGCATATGAATAACAGCAATACGTTCGTGTGGGTGTTTAGCGAGTTCTATTTTGATATTGCGATAAAACTTGTCCCATGAAATACTGCTTACACGATGTGCTTCATTAAGTTGCGTTATTTTCAAGAATTGTTGTATTGTGCTTATAATACCGCCTAAAATATTGACACCGCCTACTAACATAGTAAATAGTGGTTGATATGCTACAGGAATACGTTGCTGTGCGAAATTTGCGGTTCCTGCCAATGTGGAAATAATAATACACGGAATGGTGTAACATGCATTCAAATACGAATATAGTGAATTCGCACGTGTATGAAGCCAACGATAACACATGGCTTTGTCTGCCCATTCAATTAAAATTTTTTCATGTTCAACTGTCCATTCTGCAGTAGGTTCAACCGTATTTGATACGGATGTAAGTGCTTCTTTGTCCATATTATATTATATTAAAATATATTATAATGGAAGAAAGATTGAACGCATTGAAAACCGATTTCATTTCTATAATTGAATTGAAAGAATCCAATTTGCAAATATTTCAAACATTAAACAGTAGAATAAGTATTATAAAGCAACATTATTCGGATTTTATTCGTAGTTATAAAGATACGCTTTTTGTTTTCACATTAGATTCATTTCATTTTCAAGGCAAATTAATTGATATTGAATATGAAGAAATGACGCGTATTTATTATGGAATCATGAATAAAATGTACTGTGAGTATTATAAATTGTATAAAATTGTGGTGGAATATGTGAATGAAAATATAAAAGACGATAAAATACAGAATTTGATTCAAGCGAATAATCAATATCCTGTTTACAAAGATTTAGAGCCTTATAAACAATATGATTTTCATTTTACGAAAGAATTGCACGAAACAATTATAGTTATACTAACAGCAGTAAATGGATTTTTATTGAATAAAGAGCATGATTTAAAAGTATATCAAGATAAACGGCAAATAGGTTTCAATATTGATAATTTTGTAAATACTTTGAATTTCAATAATTTGATGATTCGCGAAAAAGTTCAACTATTTATTACGTATATTGAGTTTTTTCACAAGATGCATTCGAAATATTTGTCTAGGTTTACTACGAAAATGCAACTAATGTTGAGCCAAATAAATTATGATATTAAATTTGATGGAAATATACAGAATCAAAATAGTGCAAATAAAAAGGTTCTCAAAACATTGAAAAAAAACTTTCAAGGAGAGAACCATCGCGAATTATTGTCGGATGTTAGACATATGATTACAGATGAAGATACAGAGACGAATACTGATGGCAATGAAACGCCTTATAGTGGCGAAAAAACTGCAATATATCATTTTATATCTACAGATAATCCTTCGCCAACATTTGAATCGGATGAAGAAACAGATATAAAATTAATTGAATTAAATATATCAAATAGAGAACCTATTACAAAAGAAGAACCTCAAGAAGAAGAACCTCAAAAAGAAGAACCTCAAAAAGAAGAACCTCAAAAAGAAGAACCTCAAAAAGAAGAACCTCAAAAAGAAGAACCTCAAAAAGAAGAACCTCAAAAAGAAGAACCTCAAGAAGAACTAACACAAATAAATATAAGCGAATTAGATTTATTATAATATTTTTATATATAAAAAAATTTATGTATAAAAAATTTATGTATAAAAAATTGATTAAATTTTTACTAAAAAAATAAATAATATATTATAATATTCAACTATGACAAACTCAAATTCAAGACAAATGGAATTTTCCAAAGAAGAAGAACTCGTAAAAATAGACAAGGTATGTGATCGCGAATATAAACCTTGTGAAAATGGCAAATATTATCTAGGTGCTTACAAATATTTTCCAGAATTCAATGAAATATTATTAATGAATCAAATTTCGTTAAATGTATTTTACGCAAGTAATTACAATAGCTTGTGTAATTTCATTCATTGGTACAGTGGAACTCAAATTCCAGATACGCGTGTACAAATAATAAAAGTCGTAGAAAAAAATGACAAATATGGTATTATTACAATGGCTATTCTAAAAACTCATTGGATCCGTATTATTCAAAGAACATGGAAACGCATTTTCAGACAACGTACTAACACGCAAAATCAAGAATTACGGGGAATGTTAGCATTTCTTAAAAACTAATAAAAACTAATAAAATTAAAAAGATTCATAACTCATAGGTTTACTCATATCCACATAAACATGCAATTCACCCATTTTTATTTTTCCAGAATAATAAGCATCATTTTTACTTATATAATCACTTTTAGTAATCAAATATTTCAAACATTCATCCATATCATTTACATTATTAACATATTTTGGTAATCCAGTAGATAATTCTGGAGTTCCATAATCAGTATCATATTTTATAGCAGATAAAATTGCAAATAAATATGGATTATCTGTTTGAATTTTAGAATCATTTTTAAAATAAAAAGACAATATTTTTGCAAGTCGCAAATCATGACTTATATTTTTTTCAGAAGATACGATATAAAAATTTTGCACATTATCAAGTGGATCAAAAAAATTATATCCAAAACTATTTCCACATTTAGTTGGCGCTTTATTACATTTTGGAAGTGCACATAATTGTTGATAAAATTTTCGACTATTTTCAGGCATTCCGTCTACATTAATATAATTTCTACCATAATCTATTATTTTCACTATATATTTGCTTTTAAAAATAATCTTTTTACCATCAGGATAATGATAATGATATTCAATATATTTGTCTTCATTTGGCACGTACATCATAACATTTTCTGTATGTAAATCATAATGCGTATATTCGTTAGCCAATGCACTTAAAGTACTGTATATTTGAAATAATACATATGCCAATTCATTATTTATAAAATCTGTAAAATTCATACAATCAGATAATGTTTCTTCATTACGTTTCACTTTCAAATGCTGAATTAAAATTGCATAAATTTTATGATAATCCAAATTACAGCTTCCAGCAATATCGTGATCATTATAAGGGTTCAATTTAAAATTCTCGATCAATTCCGGTTTCGTAAAATTAAGTCCTTTTATTATTTTATTCCACATTAATTGATTAATTGTATAACTTCCATATGTCTCCAAAAAATTGGGAAAATATTTGGCAAAATGATTTATGCGAATGCCAACAAAATATTCATATAAAAGAGAATCTGATCCAAATCTAGAATTCATTTTTAAAATTGCATGCGATTTATAATCTCTGTGACTATATTCAAACTCAAAAACTGCGCCATTTGCAGATACTTTACCTATTTTTGATATATTAATCAAATACGAAAAATCTACAAATCCTCCGAAAAATTTTTTTATTTTATCTGAATTTGTGCCAAGAGCAATACATGATCCGGCATCACTGCAAATCGTATTCAAAAATAATGCGCGTATTTTATTTTTATTTTGAAGCATGAATTTTTGAATTTTTTTTGCGCCTTTATCTTCTAAATTCGAAGATTTAATGGACGTTCGAAGAAAAGATTTTTTCGAAAGAGAACTTCGAAATGATTTTATTTTTTTAGTTTCACATAATCCTGTTTTTTTATTTCTGCGTGTTCCATTCGGACAACGTTTACGCATATTAATATATATTAATATATATTAATATATTAACGCAATAAAACTAATAAATTTATCGCTTTATTAAAAGATAAAATGTATAAAATAAAAGACAATATAGAGAGTCCACAATTAGTATAAAAATAATTCACATTATACATATTATTGTAAACTACAATACCGACACACGAATTAGACACCCAAAACATTTGCTGTGAATGAATTAAACCTAGACCTACACCTGCATAACCCATATTACCGACTTGTGTTGCTTTATGGAATAAAACATACGGAAATTGTGTGAAATAAATTTGATAAAACTTGTAAAATGACATTAATTTTATAAAATCTCTCTCATTGTATCTTTGTATTCTTTACTAAATTAATTCTATATTATACACCAATATTATACAGTAATATAAATATCACCATCTTTCAAAATCTGACCCATGCCATAAATTTTGTAAGACCCATCAGCCGTTTTAATCAATTTGCCATGACCTTCAATCCATATATAATATTTTTTAATTGTGCTTACATGTTGTTTGTAAAAATCCAATATATCAATTTTCAAATTAGTGCGAACCCGATTACATCTTTCGCAATATGTACCGATTCTATTTATTCCAAACCATGATACCGAACCAGCATACCACTTCTCCTTATTTTTTTCTGTTAGCACTTCATGCTTAGGAAATAAATATGCATAAATAGTCATCGACTCATCTGGAATAGGTATATCCAATATTTCAATATACGCGTGTTCAGTCTCTTCATCATGTAATAAAATAGCATCATAACCATATTCGTAATCGCCAACAGACATAATTACTGTTTTCAATTTCAAAAAATTGGCTGTATCATTTTGCCAACCAAATGTATTATATGAATTTGTGAACGGTGCCAATGTCGCATTCCAACTATTTGTTGAAAATATGTCATTATAAGAACTATGTTCATGCACATACTTCAGCCAATTATAAAAGAACCTGTCCATATTGCAATGATGCAGCCAAAAAATAGGATCAAATGCCGAAATGCTAATATCGCTCATATTTCCGCCTTCACCTCCAATAATATCGTGAATTGCATTATGCGGTGTTTCTAGAGGCACATATCCATAAGGCTTATATGTTTTCTCACTGCTAACAACTTGCGAACTAAATTCTTCGTATGTTTTCGCATGCAATGTATTATATAATTGCCGGCGAATAGTATTTATCTGTTTTTTCTGTTGCTCGGTTTCAGCTTTCAAAAATCCATTGCGTTGAATAGGTGTTTTAACGCCTTTTGGCCAATATGTTGCAGATGCGAGCGGATTTCGAACAGTAATTTTTTCATCATCGTCAAATAGCACTGTTATTTCCGCACAATTCATAAATGAGTAATCAACATTCTGTTCGCAAATGTCAAAATATGGCAGGGCAAGATAAGACTGGTTTTTGGAATAATTGAATATATTCAGCAATTTCTCAAATTCGTGCAAATATGGAACATGCCATGTTATAAAAGGTTCGACTGAATGTGCGCAATAAAATGGCTCGCCAGTTTTGGCTAATTGCGAAACAATCGTAGGATCTGTTGGACAAAGAACTTCGGGATCATTGGGTTTAAACGTATTGCCATGAATTCCGCAAATACGTGACCATTCATCTGAATCCTCCAAATTTTTCAGAGCCATTATGAAACGCCCAAATTCTCGCGGGTTCTCTTTTCTCAATGTTACAATATTCTGTCGAATATATTTTTTAGGTGTCGTATCAATATTTATATGTAATTTAGTCTCTTGCATATAATATTATTATTATTTATTTTTTATATATTTAGCAATTATTATTTACATACTTCAGTAGCCATCATGATAATTAAATAATATAAAGTATTTTATTCTATTATTTATTATATGTCAAAAAAAATTAGAAACGCTGGACAATGTATTTTTCTATACAAATTAAAAAACACATCGACAATTATACCCACGTTCTCTTTTACAGATTCTAACAGGACAAATATTTTGAAAGTGGAAGTAAAAAAAGACAATATATATATTACACTAACAAGTGAAAATATTCTGTTGGCAATTCCCTCAAATAATATAAATGATATTTCGGCACAATTATGGTTCAGCTTAGATGCAAAAAATATGAGATTATATGCTGGAATTGGAGAACCTAGACTAGAAACCTCTATTTTTTTATATTCGTTTCCTCAAACACAAGATCGCAATTACAAGAAATTATTGGAATCTTTGATCCATCTTGAATATGACGAAGACACAATTGATTTTATTAAATTGATAAAAGACCCAGTTACACGAAATATTCCGCTTTTAATAAAAGATACAGAAGAACTTACAATGGACGATATTGCGAAAGGCAAGTATATGCCAATAGCCAATTTATCCACTGTTAGTCAAAAAATGTATCGCTGTATTTCTGGCAAGAAATTTGTCCTCAACACTGCCGATTTTCCCGATTTCGTTGATGCAATTGAATATAGTATACGGACACCCGGACTTTGGTGCAATACTATGTTACAGAAAAAAAGCCGCGAATTTGATAAAGACAAGCCGAATATATTGGAGACATATTTGCGCATTACATTGGGCGAGAATAATGGCGAATCACCTGGTGTGCCATATGTAATGGAAATTTGGCCTGTAGGTCATTATTCACCAGTTCATTCACATGCCGGTTCAGAAGCAGTCATTCGTGTATTAAATGGCACTATTCATGTAAAATTATATCCATATTTGAGTCACAATATTAGTAATAATATAAAACCGTTTTCTACTGTGGATTTGAAGGAAAATGATTTCACTTGGATAAGTCCGACGTTGAATCAAACACATCAATTAGTCAATAAAAGCAAGATAGAGACATGTATTACAATTCAATGTTATATGTATGATGATAAAGACAGGTCACATTATGATTATTTTGATTATATTGATGGACATGGGCATATACAACCATATGAACCCGATTCGGATATGGATTTCATTAATTTCAAAGAATTAATGAGACAGGAATGGTCATCGGCAAAAGCAGCTGCTTTCACAGAATCATTGAAAAAAGTCAGATAAATTTTTATATTCAAAAAAATAAAGAAAAATTGAAGAAAAATATAATATAATTTTGATATTATATTTACACATATACACATAGAATGTCCGCTTTTGAAATCAACCAAGATAAGTTTATCGGAGATATGAAGCAAACGATTATGGCTCATTACAAAGAGAATATTTTGCTTATATCTGATCCCAGATTCCATGATATTATGATTGGTGATGTAACTGGTAAAATTATCCAAAAATACAACTTTGAAGGACATAATTTCGAAGTATTGCGCGAATTAGTAGAAGAAGAACACAACGAAGTATTTGATAATACATATTGCTATATAAAGAGAACCTATGACCATTATATTGGAAATGCTTACAGAGTAGAATTTGGTCAAGACGAAGATTGGGCATCAATTTATGTATCAAAAAAAATGGAAACAATAAAAGAAGTAGCACAATTTAATATGAAAAATAAATGGATTTATACTGTTGGCAAAATGCTGTATGAAAATGAGACAGGTGCAAAAATCGGTGAAAGTGGGCGAATTCAACATCCGCACATTCCATCCATTATTTGCGAATTTGACGGTATTGTCGAAAACATGGAATCGCCATTATATGGAAGAATTATTGAAATAAACAATGTGCAAAAAAAATACAATATAGGTATTCCATATGAAGAAGAATGGATTAAATTGCAAATGCAAATGGAATGTTGTGACTTAGAATTTTGCGATTATGTAGAAACGCAAATAAAAGAATATGAAACGGAAGAAGAGTTTTTCGCAGATGAAGAGAGAACCAAAGGATTGATATTGATTTTGGAGAAAAATGGCGAATCAGTTTATAAATATATGCCACTGACGATTGGAACAGAAATTAAAGAAATAAAGGCGTGGATGGAAGAGACTTATAATGATGAATACAAATATGTAAATACAATTTATTGGTATTTGGAAAATTACGAAATATCGCTTGTAATAAGGAATCATGATTGGTTTAACAAATCAAATGTATTCTAATAATATTAATAATAAGTTGTATTTATTAATTACTATTTTTATTACGAAAAATGTATTGTAATATTTCCACAGATTTAATTATATTATCCCAATCATATTCCCACATAACAACCAAATTATAACCCAGATCTCTAATAAGTTTTTCTCTAATTAATGTATTTTGATATATTTCTCCATAATTCTTTCCAAGATAATTATATTGGCGTGGATTACAAATTCTTGGGTCTCCATGAAATACTGTTCCATGAAATTCATAAATAGTATTTGTTTCCTTACAATAGCCATCTGCGCTATATTTTGTATTAATAATTCTATGTTCTCCATTATTACATTGATGTTGAATAAATATATTATTGTATTTTGAAATAAAATCAAGATATTTTATTGCTTTCATAGAATATTTTCTTGGAACACATGTTGGACAACCTAGACTACTTTTTAAATGATTATAAGGTGTTTGTTCGAATTCTCCGTGTTTTTTACAAATAATTTTAACTGTTTTATTACAAGAAATATATTCAACTTTTGAATAGTCAAAACTATCCCGATGAGTTAGTTTTGCTTTTTCAACAAATTCTTCTGTTGTGCCTCTTATTAACCCAGATGTATATATTGTAGCACATTTTTTACAACCTTTCCCTTTTAAATGATTTGGTGGCGATTGCTCAAAATCCCCGTGTATTTTACATATTAATATAACGTTTGTATTTGAATTATTATATTCTACTTTTGAATAATCATATGTATCTTTGTGAATTATCTTGCTTTCTTTTATAAATTCTTCTGTAGTTTTTGATTGTTTTATTTTACAATTATCAAAACCACATTGAATACAACCAAAACCTGTTAAATGATTAGAAGGCTTTTGTTCAAATTCTCCGTGTTTTTTACAAATAATTATAATTTTTGTAATTGAATTATTATAAATTACTTTTGAATAATCAAAAATATCACCATGGATTTTAATTGCTTTTTCAATAAATTCTTCTTTATTTGACTTTCTTGATTGTCCTCTAATATCATCATAACAAAATTTACAACCATGACCTGCTAGATGTGACCCTGGAGCTTGTTGAAATTCACCATGTATTTTACAAATAATAATAACTTTAATTATAGCAGTTTTATACTCCACTTTTGAATAATCATATTTATCACCATGAATATTTTGTGATTCAATTATAAATTCTTGTTTTGTTTTTGCCTTAGTCATACAAATAATAAAATAAAAAAATTTTATATTATTTTTATATCAATAAACATAACAAATCTAAGCGCAACATCTAACAAATACAAATCCATGATCCTTCATAATTGTTTGAATATCCGCCATTTTCATAGCAACAGTGCCAACAGAATCAATTGCAATAGGTTCAAATAAATCCTCGCGAATATGGAACATTGCCCTCAATAAATCCATTTTTTCTGTTGGCACTATTTCCCCATATTTTTCACAATACCATTCATAAAAACCATTGATCTTGTAACTATTGCTAACAGGATAATATTCTTGTTTGTAAATATTGAGTAAATTCACAAGAGAAATTTTTTCTGTTTGAATATCGCCAACTGTATAATCCGAAGTACCAGATAAAATTACAATATCGATCAAACTGTGTAAAGACATATGCAAATCTTGCAAAATCGCCGAAGTATCATACAACACCCACGTTTGATTCATGAGACTGATTCCGCGTAATACACGTGGACAATTCAAAAGAAACATGTCCATATCTTCGCTGAGACACGCCCATGCTTTATTCATTTTCACCATGTAAGCACATAATTGGTCGGATTCACCTGGCGCATCATAATAAGTTAGTCCAAATGCCTTTATCAAGGTTTTTGCTTGAACTATATGTTCATTTCTTATTCTGACCATTTTTTTACGCAGGTTCTCTAATTCTTCACATGCTTTCAAATATTCTGCACCATTTTTGTCAAAAGCTGTCAATTTATTTTGAATATCGTCATATTTTGACTCTGCCTCTTTTTTTGCATTATATCTTTTGCGAATAAGCGCCATTTTTTCTGGCGGCGATTTTCCGTCAAATATGAAAATGGGGCGAATTTGGTAATGAGTGAATGTGGCGAGGAAAAGATATAATTGTTCCATGTAAGCACCATCTGCCAAGAATTTGTAAAGATAAATACTTGTGTCTACAACAATAGTTTTATTTCGGCATTGTTCCATATTCATTTTTTGAATAGATTTTTTAGAACAATTGGATAAGAAATAGTTGTTTAAATGTTTGACGCCCATTTTTTAAGATTATAATTAATGTATTTTGAATATATTAATTATCAATTTTTTATCTAAAAATAATATATATAATTAATGACAATAACATCAAAACATATTTCAAGGCGTAATCGTTTTTCACGTATCAAACAAAGTTACAAACAAAACGAAGAAAAACAAAGTGGTGGAAGTATATTTATAAATAGTGTATTCAGTAAGATATTTTCTATTGGATATGAATTCGAATGTGGTGATTTAATGGTTACTCACAAAGGTTATCCAATTAAAGGTTCAGATAATCCTGACCCATCAAAAGAAAAATTTCTAATTCCTAGAGGAATAGATAATGATATTTTATTACATGATAATAATTGCAATCCTTTAGGTGATTATACAATTATACTTGGCACTGAAACTGATAGTCCGTTATCAGGATCCTATGAGACGCATTCTAAAATGTATCATTTTGAACAACGTCATTTTGCAGAAAGAAAGGAACATGATGATATTCACGATTTATTAGATCATAATACACCTGTACAATTGCTAGAAAAAGCTGGTTATGATGTGTATAGTTGGAATTTACCACTTGTATTTTATAATCATACTGAAATTTTATTTACAATTTTTGATAGAAAAAATAATTGTAGAAATGTAATGTCTAGAAATATTCAACACGCTTTAAATGATGAAAAGTGTATTTTAAATACAATGAAAACAATGATTGATACTCTTCATGAATTTTTTATTCCTGCAGATGAATTATTTCCTACTTCAAGAAGAACAAATGAATGCGAACATGCAGGTATGAGATTGAGTTTTTTTAAACCAAATCCGGCATTAAGATGGATAGCTAAACCTATTTATTATGCTGTGCCAACATTCATTGCAACACCTGATGATGAACCATTAAATATATTTGAAGATACATTGTGGGTTCCACAAATGACATATTGTGTGAATGTAGAAGACATTTTATCTGTTACAGCAGAATTAGCCAAATTTTTAACAGACGACGATTTAGATCATGTGAATAAATCAATCAAAATATTAGACGAATTAATGAATGAAGTTTATTATGAAACTATTACTGTAACTACAAAAACAAAAAAAGGAGGAACTAAAAAATCAAAAAAAGTAGTAACAAAAGCTAAATCTACTGTAAACAAAGGTAAAAAAGATACTATTTCTAAAAAAAATATTAAAATAAAAAGAAGAAAATTGAAACCACAATTTATTGAGTTTTGCGAAAAAATAAAAAATGTCTTATTTTTTGCAGTATATTATTTTTACACGTACTATTTTTATGATAATGTTGATGGAAAAGATATTATAAGTATAAAAAATCCTACATTATATAAAAATTTATTTTGTTTCACTTTCAGACATTCAATTGATGAAATATTAGATCATTATATGGAAACAAATCCAGATGAAATGAATGAATTGAAATCGTATTTAAAAAAAAATATAAAAGAAGATGACATAGATATATCGAATAAAGATCCGAGTGTTGCAACAAAACAATTAATTTCATATGTTTCTAGAAGTTTTGTAAGAGTATGTGAAAGTGATTATGTATATGTACCAGAACAACACGTATATGATAGTAATGCGAATGGCACTAAAGAATGTGAAAGATCTATAAATGATGCAGGTTTTCATGAATACATATTTTCTAAATTTTTGAAATGTAATTCTAATTAT